CCATAAGCTGCGTTTATGTCGTTGTTAATGCGCTCCATATATGGCAGTGCCATCAACTCATCCATGTTAGGCATAACTGGCACAAACTTCGCTTGACCGCTTCCTGTACCTTCACCCCTACTACTTATAATTGGAACAAAGTTTGGATTACGTCTAGTTTCCTCTGCAATATATTCTCCTAACCGATTAAGACTCTCTTCATCATGCCCTGGAATATCTAAAAAACCCTTAGGTGGTCTTTCTAATTTATAAATCTTATTTTGGAAGTTTTCAATAGCTAAAGCAGTTTCGATTTTCTTAGAAAGACCTATAATTGGCGATTGCCCATACAATCTAGCATTCGCACTGTATTTGTTAAAATGAATAATCTCATCCCGCGCAAACGGAATCTTGTCTTCATCCTGACCCATGTCATAAAAGTAAGCCATAGGCTCTGCCTCAAATCCACCTTCTCCTTTTTCTCCTTTCTCCAAAGGCTTTCGAGTAATTATATCAAAATATTCCTCATTCTTAAACTTACCGTAATCATCAACCGCAAATCTCATTTGCTTGGCGTCCTCTACCCAAAGCTCCTTGACTATCTTACCATCTGTTCCCTGAATCCTGTCATATACAATACTTATCCAACAATCATCGAAAACCTCAACCTGTCGTATCATTGCCTTAAAAAACTCACTAGCCGTAATGTCTGCATTACCGCCCGTAGGGTCTCTTAGTAATTTATCTATTAATCTCTTTTCTTCCTTGTCACCAGTATCACCAATAGCGTGGTATTCCCATCCTTTAGCAACGGATTGGGAAGCTATACGAGTGATTACAGTTCGAAGATGAGAATACCTGTCAGCTAACTGTTCTAAATAATTCTGGTCTACTGGAGGAAGTATATCTGCCTTAAATGCCCGATTACTACCTGCAGTCCCATAAGCAGGAGTCCTTGCATCCTTCAATACACTTGCTGTGTTTCTCTCGATTAATTCCTCTAACGCGGAACGCTTCCGCACTGGCTTGCCACGAAATCTATCGAAGAACCCCAAGTTGTATGGCCTCCACTATGTTGATTATCTTATTAAGCTTTTCTTTCTTTTGTATTACATCTAATGTCTTTTGCAATTGTCTGCTCCACCTGTGACCCGAATCTCCACCCATCATCTTCCACATTATGTATCCCTTACTAGGATTTTTTCTATCTCCAAAATTCTTAGCAGGTGGGTCTACTTTCTCGTGCCTTCGGTAATATGTATCTATCTTTACCGCCGTCTTATATCCTACGTCCTTTTGATATCTTAACTTACGATTAATAGCCTTAGTTACCTTACCACCACCATATCCATGCATAGCCCGAAGGTCTCGTCCCTGTAAAGCCTCTTTCTTTACACCTTTAGGAATCCTATACCTGTCTCTCTTATCTGCCATGATACTCCCGCACGTATCTCCTAAGAACTGGTTCCACTAAGACGCCTGTGGGAACATTCTCCGCCTTAGCAATCTCTTTAAGACTCGTCTTCGTTTCCGAACTAATACCATAAATTTCCAACCTCGTGCGCTTTTTCATATTTGGTTGGGATGCATGTAAATATGTATAGTATATAAACTTTCCTATACATAATCCCAACTTGTAAAACTTAAACCCTTTTTGTTCATATTTTTAATAGCTAATTCACACATCCATAACGCCATTACCGCATCTGGCGTGTGACCCTCTAACCTACCATTCTTACCGTAAACCAACCTAGCCAACCCATCTGTTAACTTTCTAGGACCGGGACGACTTGCCTCCCTTATTTCTTTCGCCCACGGAATCTGGTATCTCTCCTTTTCAAACTCCAAGGCCAACCCCGGTATACCAACGTCGTGAGAGTGCTTTTCTCTTCCCGTGTTGTGTCCTTCGACCGGAAGGCCCGCCAAATCACTCGCACTATGTACAACCAACCGCTGATACCCATTCGATTCTATCATTATCGTTTCTGGATTAAAACGTTTTGCCAATTCTCTGATTTTTAACACTTGAGTCTCTAACCAACCACTTCCCTGTGCCATTACCTTACCTGTCCAACTATACAACAGCCTACGATGCTCCGTACGCTTATTATAAGCCACAAGAACGTAGCTTGTCTCATCATTCTGACTGTTCATGCCCACAGCCAAGTCAACGCCCATTATGACGCTTATATCGTCCGTGTAATCTGGCAAGCCCATGTCAAGATTCTCATCCAAACACTTCTGTAACACTTCATACGGAATTACTGCAGACTCTGGGTCCAAAGGATTTAACATATACTCAGACTCAAATGCCCGACTTCCCATTGTCTCCTTTTCTTTATCCAAACGCTCCTGATTCCAATACTCAGGCCAACGAGGACTTCCATCCTCTAAAAGTGCAGGATGTCTTATTACATTCCACTCCGAACTCTCCGATACCCAGTCTGTTATGTCTCCAACTCTCTTTTGAGTTCCTACCAACAACATCTTAGAATCTGGCAACCTCATCGGCATCACAACCCTCTGAACATAATGAATCACCTTCTCATCAGTAAGATTTGGAAATTCCTGAAGCACATCATCCAAAATTATCATGTGAACGTGTGGGCCCTCAAGTGCCTTTCCTATACTCGCACCATGAACCCTACTTCCATTATTAAATCGCTTTGCACCCTTTCTGATTGTTACCTTCTTGTCATCCGACTTTTCTAAATAATTACTAAGCCGCCAACTTCGCTTACAAAGTTCCTCAAACTGCTCCAACTTGTCCCAAGCCTGCTCCAATGTAGCCGAAATATACAAAGCCCTGAAGTTTGGCTGCTTATGCATGTAATATGCCAACACACACAACCCCCATGTTGTCTTCAAGTGACCTCGCGCACAAATTATTGCCGCAAACTCACCCTCATTAAAATTTTCCTCCCATTGGTCATGCATGTCACCCAAAGGAACATAAGTTCCCGGTTCATGCTCCATATAATCCGACATTACCTCATCTATAAACTCATTCAAAGTTAACGGCTGGTCATTCATTATCTCCATCGCGCCCGCAATCGCCTGAGAAATGTACTTGGCGTTATTCATACTTGTGTTTTAGGATAGTTATCTCAATGTATTTAGTCTCTTTGTCCATTATTATCAATTTTTCATTAATCTTTTGCAAACTTTCAGATTCTTCAAGTATTTTTCCATTTTTAATTATTCTAATGATTCTAACCAACCCCTGCCATCCCAAGTATACCGCAAAAAATTCCTCTTGTGCCTGTGTCTATCTATCAAAAAACACTTGGCTACCTTCTCATCACTGTCTGGATACGTCTCACCTGCACTTACACGCTTAAAATTGTTGTCCTTTATTAATTTTTTCAAATCATCCATCTTAATTAACCAAAGTTGCTCATTACTTATGTTAGGAAAGTAATACGCAAACCAATCTGCTAACGTTGTTCGTATCCCACTCGGCTTACCACGACACTTATACTCTATCGCCATGTTGCCCGTGCCACCATCACTCCAATCCTTCTCAAAATAATCCGTCTTTACCTCAAAAAATGTCGGACCTTCTAAATGACCCTGAAACATTATGTCAAACTTGTTGGTGTTACCATAAGTCATAAACCTCTTGTTCCAAACACTTTCGACAAAATGTCTAACTGCCTGTTCACCTTTATGCCCATCTACCAAATCATCATCAAAATTATTGTTCATAACAACAACTCCTCACTAAATTCCTGATTTGCATCCACAAACCTGACCTCTAACGGATAATTTGCCGCTTTACGCACTAAACTGTCCTTAGGCTCAGTATTATGAACCTCATAAACAATCCCCTCGTCCGCATCTATTACATCCGCACGTAATCCACTCGGCTCAAATATCGCCTCTGTGTAAAACTCGTGACCCCACTCCTTTAATTTTTTGCAAATATTAAACTTCATCGTTATATGTGCGTCCGTCTCACCCGAACCCCAACGTAATACATTGCGATTCCTGTTACTTGTTCTCAATAATCTACTTATCTCATTTCTCTGTATCTGTTTGCTCATCTACCTGACTCCCGCATGCCTTGCATGTTATTTCCAAATTGTTTTCTGCTACCGTAATTGTGCCGTTCTTATCAATATAACGACCACATAACGTCCAATTACGACCTTTCATTTGCTTATGAACGATTCCCAACTAAATCCCCCATTATCGGCGTATATATGTCGTGCTGCTTGCACTCATAACAGTCTACCAAAGGACGACCTTCTTTCTTTTTACTGTAAATAAAATGCTCAGCACCTATGTTCTTGTGGTTCTGCTCCCACCTGTTTCCACAAACAAAACAATCAAATCTCCATCTCATTTCTGTTCCTCCTTAATTAACTCCCGTAAAGATAATGCATCCTGACAACGCTTGCAATTAAGGTATTTTGTTCCCCGCCTCTGCATTGCCTCAAATTCCGAGGGTGTACACTCATATCCACACAATGTCATCCCATACACCTCACTCGGTGCGTGGCGCTTTTGCATCCTCCCCCATTATCTGCTTCTTGTACCAATCAACTCCTGTCCAAAATCCTGCCACAAACGCACCACATATCAAAAGCGCAACTAAATAATCACTCATTTCGACACTCCAAACAATATCCACCATCCAATTCATAGCTCTTCGTCGTCATAGGATAACCACAAATTTTACATCTCCAATAATCCTTCATTGCTCACGCTCCGAACACTTATTACATAACCACCATGCCTTGCTGTCATTCTTGTATACCTTATCCAAACAAACCAAACCATGCCCATGATACTCCTTATGCTCATAACAAAACTGACGCATACCTAAATTATCACACATATTACACTTATATGGTCTCATGTGACTTTTCCTCCGATATATCTTCTATCATATTCTTACAAAGAACCGATACCATACCCAACGCTGTCGTATATGCTTTTTTCTCCTTGCCCTTATAATCCATAGGATTGTCATCTACAAACTTCTGAATGTGCATCATCATTTCATGCAACACAACTATCCATACATCCTGACTCGTCGGTTCACTCATCTTGGTCTATCCTCCCTTCACACCATCCAAGAAAATCCGAACATGCATCATATATACCCTGCATATACACTGGATATAATTCTGCCGTTACCTGCCAATGCCTGTCTCGATGCTCTTGCGTGTTTTTCATCTTTTTCAAACAATATGCCCGTATGTCCATATATCGAATTTGTCGCTCCAAGTCCTCCTTCGTAAACGTATGCTTGCGCTTACCCGCAATAAATCCATCACTCAAACCATTGCGCTTCTTAGGAACCTCCTTCACTCCTTCCTCATCCGCCGACAATACCTTAACTCCTCCAGCCTGAAAAAAATCTACCATGTCATTCAAATCAAAATCATCCACGCTCATCACCTCGCAAACGTGCTATATACGCACGCAAAAATTTCTGCTTAACTCGCCTGTCAAACTCCATGTCATCTAACGCAGAGTTTATGCATTCATTTATGTGCGAAACCATGTCTTGCTTCTCTACCTCTATGTTCTGTAACTTACCCAACATCTCTGTCATCTTTACAAACTCATGGCCTCGAACCTCACTACGACCCTCACGCAAACTCTTCAAAAATTCCTGACGTACCTCCTCCAACTCATGCATGTTCTTTGACATATCATTAACCACAGTCTTCTTAGTATGCTCTATCAAATCTATCTCTATCTGATTGCGATACTCATCCCAACCACCCTTCTCTGCCCAACGCTTTATCGTCTCTCCTGTCATCTTGTAATTATAACGCTTGTTCATCTTCCGAGCTATCTCGGCGTTCGCGTGTCCGCGCAAATACAAACCCATAGCCTCCTGCCTGTCCTCCGTCGTGTAACTCCTGCCTTCTTTGCTCATTTCTTTCTATAATGTCCAAACATATCGCTCGACGCCATGCGTCCGCGCTCTCTACGCTCCTCACTCACAACCTCCTCTACTTCCTCAGTTGTAGCCTCTGCAACCATGTCATCAACCATCTTATCAAAAATGTTGTCGTTCTCTGGCATACTAAAATCAGGCCGCAACTCTGGCTCTGGCTCTGGCTCCCCCCTAGGCATATGTATCCTACCATCACCACCATCTTGCTCAATCGCATATTTCTTAACATGCGCATCCAAAGCTGCCCATATCTCATCCGCCAAAGGAGTGTCCTCTATAGCACATATGTCCTTAAGACTCTCCCACGTCTCTCGCCTAAACCTGTTGTTTCCTACCGCTAACATGTAACGGGTCGAATCACTCGTTCTTCTTGTCATGTATCTAACAATGTATAGCCCTTTATATATCTTTCTATGTAAAATATATAAAATTTATAGATTAGGTACCTTAGTGAAAAAAAGGGGCACCCCTCCACATGTAGTGGGGGGATGCTTGGGCAGGATAACATGAGCAACAACCTGCCCTTTATCCTAATTACTCAAACTTTTCTTTTAAGTAATCGTAGTCTTTCATTATATTAATGAAAGTCTTTTTGTCTAATCCTGCCAATTCTCTAGCCATTGGGTCAAACATATTTACCATACCTGACCTTCTGACTCCTTCATAGGCTTCAAAGTCTTCTCTATTTACTGCCATTTTATCACCCCCTTTTGGCATTTCTCGGGTGACCATATCACCATACATTATTCATCTCCCCATCTGCATATTATGCAAAATTTAGGATACATATTATTTAAGATACGGCCACACTTGTCGCATGTAGGTTGTTCTACCATTCAAACTCTCCTAAGTAGTCTTGCCATTCAAATTCAGGCTTCCAACCGTTAGCTCTGAGGGCTTGATAATCCTTTAAAGATATCTCGCCCCCTTCTAGCTCATAGCCATCTTCAAAACAGTCTACAAACATTTCATCTATACGCTTTTGTAATGCTTTGTAGGATGTTTTAGATACTTTGCCATACTCGCCCATCTGCAGGCGAGTAAGGCTACATATCTCATCATAATGATAATGTTCATCCCAAGACTTCATTCTCATATCTGATACTCTCCTTTGTCTTTCATTGCTTGAGCAATTTCAAGAATTTTCGTAGCTTGGTCTTGAACGTATTTCATACGGTTGTCCCTATTCTCTGGTGAATGAATCATATTCATTGCCATGAAAGTTATATGAAATTCTAATCTCTTACCAAGTGCTGACACTTCATCGGGTGTCAAGTCCTCTGCAAACTTTAAATGATATCCGCGTTTAACGGTCTCTGTTTTTGTCATATTTTTTTCCTCTGTTTTTTTTCTTAGATTAGATTCTCAATCGGGGTTATCGGATGGTTCACCAGTAGTGCCGACCCGTCGCTTGCGTATGTCAGCTAAGTCTTCTTCGGGGTGACTGCTTTCCCTCTCATAAAGAGAAAGACCCCTTTGCGTTTCCTTAGCCTTCTAAGGTATATCACAGTATATATGGTAGCATATAAAGGTATGGGTGATTGTATATATTATACATATCCTTATATACTATCCTTGTTGGGTGTCTAAGGCTTGTTTATCGTCGACAAAAGGCAGATGGCGGCCTTATTTAACCCGTAGAAAAATACGTCAAATCACGTATAATTCTATGCAAGAGTATATATATGACCCCAATATTTTCAATTTATGAGAACCAACCAAGCAGAACTCTTCGAGGAGCTATCACGAAGAGTCTACGAAGAGTTAGACGACAAAACGAGCATGATGCCACTTAGACAGTGGTTAGACGACAAGGAGACCCGTAGGAGCAACAGAGGCTACAGTAGAGAGATGGGGCCATACTATGTGGTTCCTTTGTCAGTATTTCTGAAGTGTGGAATTGATGAAGAGGAGTTTTGGCACGGTAAGACCACCCATCACAAACACACCTTTTCAAGAAGGCATCAATGCTGGAAATGTGACCAAATACACGTCCAGCTTGACGGAGAATCCGTGTGTGATTCTTGCAGGGAGGAACTATGAGGGGAGAAATGGTCACCCGTTCCCTTCCAAAGGAGGTGATAAGAAAAAGGCCGAAAGGCCGTGTTTTTGAGTTATTTAACCCGTGGCGGTGGCCGATTTTTTCGACCTTTTTTTATTGTTTAATGTCCTAATTTAAACCTCCCTTCACCCAACTTTTTAATTTTAACGTGTCCGTGTTCGTCTTCTGTTGGTGTGAATAATAAAAGCTCTCCGTCATCAGTTCGTCTTATTGTTATTCCTATACTTCCGCGAGGGTCGGCAATTGATACGTTTAAATATAACTCGTCATATCTTTCGCTTTTTGTGATAGATGCCCAATTTAACCAGCTATGGTGTAGCTTGTCGTCGTGTTCATGTCCATCTATAATATAGGGGTGTTGTATGCTTACTTCGTGAGCTTCTCCGTGAAGCTCTCCATATTTATCCGTTTTTCCGTTTATACTGGCTAGGCTGTATATTTCAGTTTCCATCACTATACCCCCAATAATCATTAAAGGCTTTCTCTAAAGAGATAAGCTCTTTAAGGACTTCATTAGAGTGGTCCCAATCGTCTGACCTAAGCGCAGAGTCCCAATGTTCTCTGTCTAGGTAACCAAGCATGTGCATTAATGCATCTAATTTATGGCTGTTTTCCATACATACCCCTAGACATATGTCTATATAAAACTATGTATGGATTCAGATATAACATAAGCTTTAAGTAGACAGTTAATATAGGGTTCAAACATAAATAAAACAACACTATTATATTATTATTTAGATTATTTAACCCGTAGCGGTGGGCGCCCAGCAGTATATACATAGTCCTATATAAAGGTTTCTGTATACTGGTGTATATGCAAAAGTATATATAGGGAGTCCGTCTATACTAAAGTATGAGCGGAGACCTACTAAAACAGTGCAGTATCTGTAAGGGCGGAATTGACCACCTAACCAGAGAAGATGGCACTGTATACTGGAAGGAAGGACACAATGCGTGGCCAATAACTAACGGCAAATGCTGTTCATGGTGTAATCATACCAAAGTCATCCCTACAAGGATGGAAAGAATGGGGGTGGTAGAATAAGGGCCGAAAGGCCTAATGATGATGATGATTATTTAACCCATGGGACTTTCCCCATCGGGCGATATACAAAACCATATATAGCAGGGTCATAGTCCTACGCGCCTGCGCGAGACTCTCCTGCGTGTATATACAGTAGAATGATATATATTCTTACTCTTTTCCTCCTTCTTTTACTTGAGTCATCGTATGTTTAGCATTGAGATAACTCATTGCTTGATTCAAGGTCTTCCATGAATCCCATAGCTCTTCTTCTGTCTCTAATCTGTCTGTTAAGTCTATTATAGATTCTTTTATGCTTGTCGCAGAAATGTCGTGACCCAAGCACTTGAAATCATCAGTTAAAGTTTCGCCGTAATGGCTACACTTCTCATCCTGACAGAATGGCTTTACTTCAGGCATTAAAATCCTCCGGCCCTACACGGATTACATGTAGGGTCTTTATCCAAAGGATTACTTGCTACGTAAAAGCTTGAACACTTTTTACAATACCTAATCATTGTTTGGACCCCTCAATCATGTTAATAATCTTAGGGGCCAAACTGTCGCCTCTCCAAGAGGTTTCTGGCTCATCTATGTCTATTACTCTACATGAGGTTTCATCGTATCCACCTATGTCGTTATTAGGAGTTATAGAAGCTAACATTCTTCGCTCTATGCCGTCATAGTCTGCCCAGTCATATCTAACTGAGTAGAATCCTATTCCGCTTATTCCATTACGATGAAAATCCACTTGGTGGACTTTTCGTAGTTCGTTTTTTGCGAAAGCTGGCTTATGTTTTTGGGTTGTCTGGTTTTCTGACATATATCTGTATCTATATGGTAGTATATAATAACTACTATGAGATTTTATGCTTAACTTGACATATTTCCCATTTCTGGAGAGCTTTTCCATGTCCCGCTTAGCACTTTCCCACCCCATTTTACCCATTGTTTTCCTCATCTAATAATTCAATAACAGAAGGATAAACTAAATCCATTGTAGCCTGTAAAGATTCAAGCTGATGCATTGCACGCTCTAATCTAAATACCAAATTAGCTCTATCGGTGTCTTTCATTTCTTCCATGCCTCCAGACCCATGTGATGTAAATGACTCTCTATCTTTTTCAATGTTTTGTTATTATCATCTATTGCTCCTTCTACCATGCTTATCGCGTCTACTAATGAATACATAGCATATGCAATTACATATGTATCTGGCTGAAGCTCTACTGAATCTAACGTGTCTTCTGCCATCCTAGCTAATTTACTAAACCTATCTACCTCCATTCGAACCCCACTTCATCTAATAACTTCCTTGCACTTGAATCTATCTTTTCAAGACTCTCAGAACCCATAAGATAACAATCTATTATTCCACATAAACTGCCCACTTGTTTTTCCAAGTAAACGATTTCTTCAAGTTGCTCTTGATACGCTAAGTCCTGTCCATCGTAATTACTCAAAACAATCACCACATTTCATACAGCATCTTTCTATTAACTCATAGCCACAAGCCGGACACCTTTCAGTATCATCATAACCATATACTGTTATACTCATTAGTTACCCCACTTCCTACCATCAGGATTATTCTGCCAAAATTCATCTTCAATTTCTTCATACTTTAAAGAATTATTACTAAATTTTCTTAATTCTTCTAAGACTTCTTCATATTGAAAATCTCTATCAATTGCACTGCAACCAAAAGCAATTTCAAATACTTCTTCAACAAATTCTTTTCTATTCATTGTCTTTCTCCTTTAGATTATCAAAGATTGTATCGATAATATATGACTCATCAATAAATGCTTTATGATGTTCTATATACACACTCACATTAGTGCTTGATTTTGAAGTTTCTAATGTTGGCTCATACATATATATTACATTGTCATCCTTAATGAATTGAACCGTATCATAAACTACATCCGTTATCAATTTCTTTAGCTCTTTATTATTCATTGTCTTCCCCTAACAATCTTAACAGTTCGGATTCTGCATGTTCTTTTAACAGATGGTCTTCCACTGGCAACTTGATTACATCTATACACATTAAGACATACTTCTGCCTGTCTACTTCTATCTTACTCATCCCTATACTCCATTTCTATCTCTCTATAGATGGGCTCAAAATAGTCCCACATTTCCTCACTGCAATTATTGCAGTAGCAGAAATCAAGGTCGCCCTGATTCCTA